GCTTGTTGCCCTGTGCCCAGTGCTCCATCCGCAGCCATCGCGTGTCCTGCTCGGTCCACTGGTTCAAGTGCAGCCGGCGAAACGTGTTTTCCTCGCTCGGCATGTCTTGGGCACGCTTGCACCGCACCCGCAGATCGTCGAGCTTCACGCTCACGCCGAGGTTCGGATTCGCCTTCCGCCAGGTGGCTTCCGCCGTCCAATCGTCCTCGGGATCAGCGGCGTAGATCGCAGGCAGGAAGGTGTCATCCTTAATGGCCCCTTCCCGCACGGCGAGGGCGTAACGCCAGATTTCCCAGCAGATGCTCTTCCGGTCGAAGCCCGCCGTGGTGATCGCCACGCACAACGGCTGCCGCCTGGCCCCGGTGCTCGTGGTCATCACGTCCCACAGCTCCCGGTCGGGCTGGGCGTGCAGCTCGTCGAAGATGATCCCGTGAGCGTTCAGCCCGTGCTTCGTGAACGCCTCGGCAGACAGTGCCTTGTAGGTGCTGTGCGTGTCTTCCCGCACAATCGAATTGCGAAACACACGCAGCCTGCTCCGCAGCTTGGGCGAGTTCTCCACGCACACCTTTGCCATCTCAAACACGAGCCGGGCTTGGTCACGTTTCCCCAGGGCCTCGCCCCCCGGCCGTTAAGCCGAGGGGCGAAGCCCCGGTCTGCAGCACAGGAGTAAATCTCTGCTCCTGGTTCCCCATCGAACATGAGCTTTAGGGCGATGCCGGCACACAGCGTGCTCTTGCCGTTCTTGCGAGGAATGGCCAGCAGGCTTGTGCGGTACTGCCGCACCTCGCCCTTCATCGTGCCGAACAATCGGCCCACGTATTCCTTCTGCCACTGCTCGAGCAGGAACGCCTTGCCGCCGAGCTCGCCCTTCGCGTGCGTCAGGTTCTCCTCGAAGAACCGCACCGCGATGGCCGCAGCCTTCGCATCAAGCGAACATGCGGGCGTCGTCTTCGTCTTCTTGCGGGCCTTGGTCAACTGCTGACACTCTCGCCAGGGCAGACGCTGTCAGGCCAAACTCGGCCGCGAACTTCAGCATCTGATTGCGTGCATCGCGCTTCCGGTTCCATGCCGGGTGATTACTCACCCTACCCTTATCGTCCATCAGCGTGGTGCCGCTGGTCTTCAGCTCCTGGTCAGCCTGCACCATGTCGGCGAACGAATCGCAGTACGCCGCAAGCGTCTGCTGGTGGCGCGGGCTCATCACCTTCGACGCCTCGAGCATCGGCACGATCCGCTCCCACTCGGCGCGGGCAATGTCGGCCAGCCAGGCCGGGGCCGGCGGAACGCCAGGCGGCGCGTCGATTCCGGCCTTGTGCGGCCCCCTAACGCGAGAGCCACGCAGGCTAAGGATCGACTTAGGCGTCGGCTTGCGGCCCTTACCCATGCGGCTTAGCCCAACTTCTAATTACGGCCATTCGTACCCACAGCACACAACCGGGGTTTATATGAACGGCACCCCCTATGATCCGACCCACCCTCCCCCTCCTGGGTGGCCCAGCCAGCCTTGCCGGGGTAGCATTGGTGCCCACCGTCCAACAAGGGAGAAGCAATGAAGACCTGGGCCATATGGTGCGTGAGAACGGCAGCCGCTGCCGTGATGTTCCTGACAGGCGCGGCCATGCTGATCGCCGTGCTGTTCAAGTTCTCCTGGGCATTGGCTGCCTGCTCGGTCCTGTTCATGTTCGGTGGTGCGTTCTCCTTCCCTCGCATGCCCAACGCCTGGCGGCGTGACAGGCCATCAGAGAAGCAGCTGGCGTACGCCATGAAGCTGGGCATAGATGTACCCGATGACGTGAGCAAGGGTGAGCTGTCCGAGATGATTACGAGCGTGGCTGGACGCTAGCGTTCTGCTCCTGCCGTGTCTTCCTGCCATGGCATCGCACGCACCTAGCCTCGCCATTGGCAACGTCATACCGTGCCCCGCCTTGGCTAATTGGCACAACGTGATCTGCGTGCATCTCTCTGCCGTGTGCCACACGCTTACAGTCAACGCATTGCCACGCACACTTGTTAAGCACAGCCTGACGCCACAGCCTGTGGGCCTTGTCGCAGTAGCCCCGTGCAGCTGCGTTGGGCCTGCCTGACTCATCACGCCTGGCCGCAGTACTGAGCCGGGGCGGCCGAAACGCTGGCATGCGTGCGGGCATGGCCCTAGCTCTTGAACATGACGAATCCAACCGTGCCCGTGCTGTTCGTGGTGGCGCTCACGATCTTCAGGTACTCCGTGCCGAACACTTCATCAGGCAGCGAATAGGCCCGGCCTTCAGTGCTCGAGGGGGCGAGCGTCAGATCCGCCACGCTGCCGTCGCTCTTGTACAGCCGGCGGAACACACCCGTAGGCGTCGGCGCGGCCCACATCTGCAGCGTGGTGGCGTTTGTCGAAATCGTGCCAATGGAGAGCACAGCCCCAGCCACGTCACGCATATCGAGCGTGGTGGCCAGGCTCGTGGCCGTGTGCAGGGTGATGTCGAGATCGCGGCACTTGCGAAACAGAATGGCGTCGGGCATGCGTGGTCTCCTGTGCTTCTAGGCTAGGCAGGGTGGCCGCAAGCCTTGCAGTGCGGCGCGGCCGTCTCTCGCCGCAAGAGCGCACCGGGCCAGACGCTAGGTTCGCTCAAGAGCGTCGCGCCCCACCGCGAGGGTCGCATAATGTGGCGACCGTCAGCCCGAAGGCTGATTCCTCGCGCGGTGGGGGCGGCTTGGATCATATACGCTGGAATGGCCGTTGCGCTTGATGCGGCGTGTTGCGTCACTGCTCTAGCAAGTCGGCGTCGATCATCTCGCGGATTCTCTCGGCCAACCTCTGCTCTGCGTCCGTTGGCTGGCCGTGCTTGAGCAAGCAGCGGCACTTGTGGTCGATGCGCCACAGCACGCTCAGAGCCTTGCTGCCCAGTCGGGCGGCGTCGAACTCAGCTTGCTCGTCAGGCAATCGGTAGCGGAGCGTGACTGTCGGCATTCTATTTTTCGCTTAGTGGCTGTCAGCCATTCCGCCGGAAATACCGTACCGACTCAACTCTGGTGCAGTAGCGCACTTCACGGCATCGCGTCCACCATCGCAATCCGCTCCCCGATCCACCGCATGACCGGCACGGCCATTGAGTTGCCCAACGCCCTGTAGCGCGGCCCGTCTGCGGCTGGCTTCTTCCGGTACTCCACCAGCGTGTAATCGTCTGGGAAGCCTTGAAGCCGCTCGCACTCGCGTGGCGTCAGGCGGCGCACTGCCATTGCAGGAACCACCGCGACAGTAGTCGCCCGCGTGTCGCCCTGGTCAAAGCAGTTGATCGTCGGCGACACGTCGCCATGAACCCACGTTTCGTCATCCTCGGAGCTCTGTGCCCGCCTGGACTTGGCAAACGGCACTAGCCTGCCCGTGTATGCGTCTTGGCCGCTGTAGGCTCCTGGGTGCTTATCTGCACACAGTGTGCCGCAGGTATCGGCCACGAGGTTGTAGCACTCGTCTCCGGCTGGCCCTCCTGTACGTTTCGCCCACTTGCTGCTGACGCTTCCCGAGATTCCTTGAGGGCTGGAGGCAGTTCCTTTCCCCGCCGCTGGGCGCGCCGGAGGATTCCCTCGCACGCTTTCGCGCTCAAAAAGTACCGCTGCGGCACGTCGCTGGTCTGCAAGACATCCGACAAGGAACACACGACGGCGTCTTTGGGCCACTCCGAACCACTGAGCGTCAAGCACTCGGTAGGCCCACCCGTACCCCAGGTGCCCCAGCGCCCCGAGGAGGGCACCAAAATCCCGTCCTCCGTTGCTAGACAGCACTCCGGGGACGTTTTCCCAGACAAGCCATCGAGGCCGGTAGCGTTGAGCGATCTCAACAAAAGTGAGCATGAGTCCTCCGCGTGGGTCTTTGAGCCCCTGGCGGAGGCCCGCGACGCTGAAAGACTGGCACGGCGTTCCCGAGACGATGAGCTCCGGTCCTCTGCCACTTTCGTCCTCCCATCGCATGAATGGCAACGCATCCGCCGCACCGTCGTGCATTAGCGCGTCGCCGTAGTTTTGAAAGCCCCAGCGCTGGCGAACTACTTCCGACGGGAAGGCTTCAATCTCGCTCGTCCAGGCACATTCCCAGCCGAGCGGCTGCCACGCCACATGCACAGCACCGATCCCGTCGCACACGCTCGCGTATCGCATAGCGCGGTTATACGCGCGGCGTCCATTCCCGAAATGGTCCTCACGACCGTCTCTAAGGTGTGTACGGTCACTCCGCAGCGTCTTCAATCGCCGCGTCGATGTCCCTAACCCGCCCGAGACCCGCCGCAACCACCGCCATCACCTCGTCGTAAGCA